CACTGGAAAAGTCAGGGGGCTGCTTTGCAACGACTGCAACCTTACAGTTGGCTACGGAAAGAAGCCAAGCATTCTTGAAAAAGCTGCATCGTATCTCCGACTTCGCGGTGGATCCGATAGTTAGCATTACCCCGGACGGCCAGGAGGAGGTTTTTGATGTAGAGGTTGACGAAACCGAGAATTTCATTGCCAACGGCATAGTTAGCCACAACACCCGCTGGGCTAAGCGTGACCTGACGGGCCGGATCATCAAGTCAGCGTCTGAGAAGGACGGGAACGACGAGTGGGAGGTAATCGACTTCCCCGCCATCCTGCCCAGCAATAAACCCCTTTGGCCTGAATTCTGGAAGCTGGAAGAGCTGGAGGCGCTGCGCTCAGAACTACCTGTGGCCAAGTGGAACGCCCAGTACCAGCAGAGTCCCACCTCAGAAGAGGGCGCCATCATCAAGCGTGAGTGGTGGAAGGAGTGGACAAAGGAAGATCCACCCCGGTGCGAGTTCATCATCCAAAGCTGGGACACCGCGTTCACCAAGTCTGAGCGTGCCGACTACTCGGCCTGCACTACCTGGGGCGTGTTCTATATGAACGAGAACGCGGAAGACTCCCACATCATCCTACTGGATTCGTTTAAGAGGCGCATGGAGTTTCCGGAGCTGAAGGAGAAGGCTTTCAACCACTACAAGGAGTGGGAGCCAGACGCGTTTGTGGTCGAGGCCAAGGCATCCGGCCTGCCGTTGATATTTGAATTGCGGGCGATGGGCATACCCGTGCAGGAATTTACTCCCAGCAGGGGGAATGATAAGATGGTGAGGATTAACTCTGTGTCTGATCTATTTGCCAGCGGTAAGGTTTGGGCTCCATCTACGCGGTGGGCCGACGAGTTGATAGAGGAGATGGCTGCTTTTCCAAACTCCGACCACGACGACTTGGTTGACTCGGCCACCCAGGCGCTAATCAGGTTCAGGAAAGGTGGATTTATCCGGCTGCAGACAGATGAGCAAGATGAAATCCGTGCGTTTCGGCGCAAAGCATCTTATTACTAAGGACAAATATGTCAATTGAAAAGTCACTCTCCTCGGCTCCGCAAGGATTGGAGTCTCTTGCACCGATGGATGACGAAGGAATTGAGATCGAGATCGTAGATCCGGAAGAAGTCACCATTGACCTTGGTGGTATTGAGATCAAAATCGGTAGCGTTGAGGATGATTTTGACGCCAACCTAGCCGAAGAGCTGGATGATTCCGTTATCAGCTCACTGGTCAGCGACCTAATTTCCGATTTTGATGACGACGTCAACTCTCGCAAGGACTGGATGCAGACCTATGTGGATGGTCTAGAGCTTTTGGGCATGCGAATTGAAGAGCGCGCTGAGCCATGGATCGGAGCTTGCGGCGTTTACCACCCACTCCTGTCCGAGGCTGTGGTGAAGTTCCAGGCCGAGGTGATGATGAGCACCTTCCCGGCTGCTGGCCCCGTCAAAACCCAGATCATCGGCAAAGAAACCACCGAAAAGAAGCAGGCCGCTACCCGGGTGGCTGCCGATATGAACTACCGGCTCACAGACGAGATGACCGAGTTCCGCCCCGAGCACGAACGCATGCTTTGGGGCTTGGGATTGGCTGGCAATGCCTTCAAAAAGGTGTACTTTGACCCCAACCTTGACCGGCAAACGTCCATTTTTGTCCCGGCTGAGGACCTGGTTGTGCCCTACGGCGCCTCGGATCTGCAAACGGCTGACCGCATTACCCACGTCATGCGCAAAACGGAGAACGAGATCCGCAAACTGCAGGTTGCTGGCTTCTACTGCGACATTGACCTGGGCGAGCCCAACAACAACCTCGACGACGTAGAGAAAAAGATCGCCGAGAAGATGGGATTCCGCGCAACTACGGACGACCGCTACAAAATTCTTGAGATCAACGTCAACTTGGACCTGGAAGGGTTTGAAGACAAGGACAAAGATGGAAACCCCACTGGAATTGCTCTGCCGTACGTTGTTACAGTTGAAAAAGGCAGCCAAAAGTGCCTTGCAATCCGCCGAAATTGGGAAAAGGACGACAAGCTTAAAAGCAAGCGCCAGCACTTTGTCCACTACGGCTATGTACCCGGCTTTGGCTTCTACTGTTTCGGTCTTATCCACCTTGTAGGCGCGTTTGCCAAGTCCGGAACCTCCATCATTCGCCAGCTGGTGGACGCTGGAACCCTGGCCAACCTTCCCGGCGGCTTTAAGACCCGTGGCCTGCGCGTAAAAGGCGACGACACTCCAATCGGCCCAGCAGAATGGCGCGACGTTGACGTTCCAAGCGGAACCATCTCCGACAACATCATGGCTCTCCCGTACAAGGAGCCTAGCCAAGTGCTGGCAATGCTGCTGGACAAGATCGTAGAGGAGGGGCGCAAGTTTGCTTCTGCTGCCGACATCCAGGTGGCCGACATGTCCGCCAATTCGCCGGTGGGCACCACCCTGGCTATTCTTGAGCGCACGCTAAAGGTGATGACTGCCGTCCAGGCCCGCATCCACTACTCGTTCAAGCAAGAGCTGCGACTACTGCGCAACATCATCCGCGACTACACGCCGCCTGAGTACAACTACGAGCCAGATGAGGGCTCCCCAAAGGCAAAGCAGTCCGACTACGATTTGGTATCCGTCATTCCGGTTTCGGACCCCAATGCGGCCACGATGGCGCAGAAGATCGTCCAGTACCAAGCGGTCATCCAACTGGCTCAGCAGGCGCCACAGATCTATGACCTACCCCAACTGCACCGCCAGATGCTGGATGTACTGGGCATCAAGAACCCAGAGAAGCTCATCCCGCTGAATGACGAAGACACGCCGTTTGACCCGGTCAGTGAGAACATGAACTCGCTCAACGGCAAGCCAATCAAGGCGTTCATCAACCAGGATCACAACGCCCACATAGCGGTCCACCAGATGTTCATGCAGGATCCGCTAATCATGCAGACCATTGGCCAGAACCCCAAGGCCAACCTAATCATGGCGGCATTGCAGGCTCACATTGCGGAGCACCTTGCCTTCCATTACCGCAACTTGATTGAGAAGCAAATGGGCGTGCCCCTGCCACCTCCAAACGAGCCGCTGCCAGAAGATATTGAAGTCCAGCTATCCCAGCTCATGGCTCAAGCCGGTGGACAGGTCAACCAGCAAAACCAAGCTGAGGCTCAGCAGAAGAAGAACCAGGAGATGGCGCAAGACCCATTGGTTCAGCTTCAGCAACAGGAGCTGCAACTCAAGCAGGCCGACCAGCAACGCAAGCAGCAAAAGGATCAGGCTGACGCCCAGTTCGACGCCAGCAAGATGCAACTGGAGGGCGCAAAGATCCAGGCCAAGAAGGAAATGGAAATGGCCCGAGTCCGGTCGGATATGGCCAAAACGCAGATGCAAATACAAGCAGATGCAGAACGTGAGCGCCAACGCATATTGGCCAACATGTACAAAGGTGGATGATGATTGACAAATATTTAGAACATCTCTCTTCCCAGATAGATGACAAGGTATCCCAACTCCAAATAAACCTTGCAGATGGCAATGCAATGGATTACTCGGAGTACAAGAAGATGTGCGGAGAGGTTAAAGGTCTGCTCACTGCACGTTTATTTATTACAGACCTACAGGAAAGATTGAAGCACGATGACACCGAGTAACCTCGATTTAGTAAATGCCGTGGACTTGTCTCAAATTTTGAACAAGAACTCGGAACAAAAAGCCCGTCAACTCCCAAAGCCAAGTGGCTATCGCATTCTGTGCGCTATCCCCGAGGCAGAGAAGGAAATTGAAGGCAGCGAGATTGGCTTACTCAAAGCAGCGGAAACCATGCGTAATGAAGAGACACTCACCACGGTGCTTTTTGTTATTGACCTGGGGCCGGATTGCTACAAAGACGAAAGCAAATTTCCCACCGGACCGTGGTGCAAGCAAGGCGACTTTGTCTTAGTCCGCCCCCATGCTGGCACTCGGCTCTTAATCCATGACCGCGAATTCCGCATCATCAACGACGATTCTGTCGAGGCTGTTGTAGAAGACCCGCGCGGCATCAAACGCAAATAAGGAGCGTACATGAAATACGATGAATTTAAATTCCCAGACGAGTCCTCGGACGAGAAACTTGACGATGAGATTATTGTTGAGGTTGAAGACGATACTCCTCCGGAAGACAAGAACAAAGCTCCCTTGCCCGACAAAATCAAGGAAGATCTTTACAACGATGAGCTGGAGGATTACTCCACCAAAGTGAAGAAGAAACTTCTGCAGATGAAGAAGTTGGCGCATGACGAGCGTCGAGAAAAAGAAGCCGCCCAGCGCGAGCAAAACCAGGCGGTTGAGTTTGCCCGCCGCCTCATGGATGAGAACAAAAAGCTCAAATCCAATTTATCCAACAGCGAGAGCAACGTCATTGCAAGCGTTACACGAGCCGTTGAGATGGAGATGGAGGCTGCCAAAAAACAATACCGCGAGGCATATGATTCTGGCGATACCGACAAGGTAATGGAAGCCCAGGAAAAACTCACTGCCGCGACTTTGAAGGCCGACAAGATCCGTAACTTCCGACCTGCTCCTTTGCAGGAAGAAGAAACTGTGATACAACCGCCCCAGCCAGCGGCCAAACCAGCTATCGACCAAAAGGCGGTGGCTTGGCAGCAAGAGAATGCATGGTTTGGCGAAGATGAAGAAATGACCAGCTTGGCGATGGGGCTCCATGAAAAGCTCCGGCGCGAAGGAGTTAAAGTATCATCACAAGAGTATTACAGTCGAATAGACAAAACAATCCGACAGCGGTTCCCGGAGAAATTTGGAGAAGCAGAGGAACAGGAAGAGCGGCCCAGCCGCAAAAGCTCGGTGGTTGCACCAGCTACACGGAGCACATCCGCAAAACGAGTTAAGTTGACCACCGGTGAACTAAACTTGGCAAAGAAATTCAAACTTACACCGGAGCAATTTGCTGCGGAAAAAATCAAATTAGGAGCCTAATATGGTGACCGAAAACAGAAAACCGCGCGAGCTAGAGGAACGATTGATGGTTGAGCGTCCAAAACAATGGATGCCACCACAACTTCTGCCCGACCCCAATCCGGAGGCGGGTTATGCGTTTCGCTGGATCAGGATTGCATCGTTAGGTAAAGACGACGCCACTAACATTTCTGGCAAGTTACGCGAAGGCTGGGAACCTGTAAAGGCTTCTGACCATCCCGAAATCCGTCTGTTTGGTTCTTCCAATGGGAAGTTTCCTGACAGTATTGAAGTCGGCGGTCTGTTGCTTTGCAAAACACCTGTGGAATTTACTGAACAGCGAAATGATTACTACCGAAAACAATCGGAAGCTCAGATGGCCTCAGTAGACAACACTTACATGCGCGAGAATGATCCGAGGATGCCTATGTTCAAAGAACGTAAGTCCACGGTCACTTTCGGAAAAGGTACTTAATTTTTGGAGTCTATAGATGGCATACCCTACCATTGACAAGACGTACGGTTTCAAGCCTGTCAATCGTATTGACGGCCTACCCTACGCCGGAGCGATCCGTCAAATCCCCGTAGCACCCGCTTACGCAACAGCAATCCTGAACGGTGATACCGTTAAGATTGATACTAACGGCTACATCGTGGCTGCTAGTACAACCACTTCAGGTAACGTTGTTGGTGTGTTGGTTGGTTGTTCTTACATCAACTCTTTGAGCCAGCCTACGTTTAGCCAGTACTATCCTGCGGCGACCTCAACATCTACCAACATGGCTTTTGCTTTTGTTGTGGATGATCCTTTGGCAGCTTTCAAAGTTTGCGCCACTACAGCCGGTTCCACCACTCCCGCAGCTTATAGCCGCGCTATTGTTGGTTCTAATGTAGCTTTGGTTGCTAACGTTGGTTCTACCACCACTGGTGATTCGTACTACGGTATTGACGGTTCTTCCGCCGCTACCACTAGCACATTGCCCGTTCGTGTGATTGACGTTGTGCCTGATACAGCTACAGGTAATGCTAACGTAGCTGCCACGACTTATTACGAGTTCATCGTTAAGTTCAACACAAATCAGTATAACAATACTGAAGGCATCTAAGGAGTAACTTAAAATGGCTATTTCACGCGCACAACTATTGAAAGAGTTGCTCCCCGGTCTGAACGCATTGTTCGGTCTTGAGTACGCTAAGTACGGCGAAGAGCACAAAGAGATCTACGAAACAGAGTCATCTGAGCGTAGTTTTGAAGAAGAGACAAAGCTGTCTGGTTTCTCTGCTGCACCTGTCAAGAATGAAGGCTCTGCCATCACTTATGACAATGCACAAGAAGCATGGACTGCACGTTACACCCACGAAACCATTGCGATGGGCTTCTCCATCACTGAGGAAGCTGTGGAAGATAACTTGTATGACAGCTTGTCTTCACGTTACACCAAGGCTTTGGCCCGTGGTATGGCTTACACAAAGCAAGTTAAAGGCGCTTACGTCTTGAACAACGCTTTCAGTGGTGGCCCTACATACGGCGACGGTCAAGTGTTGTGCTCAACAGCACACCCCTTGGTTTCTGGTGGCACTAACAGCAATACACCTTCAACTCCTGCCGACTTGAATGAAACATCGTTGGAAAACGCTGTGATTCAGATCGCTGCTTGGACAGACGAGCGTGGTTTGCTGATCGCTGCTAAGCCTAAGAAATTGGTCGTTCCTCCATCATTGATGTTCGTTGCTACCCGCTTGCTCGAAACTGAGTTGCGCGTCGGTACTAACGACAATGACATCAACGCATTGAAGAACAACGGTTCAATTCCTGAAGGCTACACCGTTAACCACTTCTTGACAGACACCAACGCTTGGTTCCTGTTGACAGACGTGCCTAACGGTTTGAAGCACTTCGTTCGTACCCCCATGTCTACCGGCATGGACGGTGACTTTGACACAGGTAACGTTCGTTACAAAGCCCGTGAGCGTTACAGCTTCGGCGTGTCAGATCCACTGGGTATCTTCGGTTCACCCGGAGCCTAATATTTCTTCGGAAATATTTGAAAAGGGGCCTTGTGCCCCTTTTTCTTTTGTTGTATATTGTTTCTAATCCGGGCTTTCCGGTGCATCAAACTGTCCCGGCAGACGACATACCGATTGATGCACTTAACTTGTATGTAAGGACATTTATTATGGGATTCGCAGCTCACCTTGGCCCTTGGCGTTTGGGCACAGTCAAAGACACAACCGGCACTACAGCTTCTACTACCAGCAACATGGGTTGCACAGTTGTTGCCCAGTCTGACACAACTACTTTTGCTGACACTACAGCAACTAACCTGTTTGCTATTCCTGCTGGCGCACAGATTTTGGAAGTGTATTTGGACGTAACCGAAGCGTTTAACGCCGGTACAAACAACAGCATTACCATTAAAGTTGGTTCTACCACCATTGCTTCTGTTACTGCTACTAGCGCAAACATTGCAGTTGGCCGTCAAACATTGACATTGGCTGCAACAGCTAGCTGGGTTAACACCGCTGCTGACGCTTTCATTACTTCTACTTTTGCTGGTACAGGCACTGCCGCAACCACAGGTATTGGTTATGTGACCGTTATGTACGTTGTTCGCGGCTCTGATGGCGCACAAGCTCCAACAGCTCAGCAAGTCTAATTAGTCTAGGGGGCTTCGGCCCCCATTTACAAGGAGATTAATTATGATGCAAACAGACGTTAAATCCGCTGCTGCGGCAGCTGGTGCAACTACCACGATTTTTGATGGCCCAGCCCGCATCAAGGGTTTAACTATTAGTTATCCATCTGGAGGAACTGTTGTTCTGAATGATGGCACTGGTGGTACTGCAAGGTTTTCTTTTACTGCGCCAGCGGCTGCGGGATCAATAAATGTTGTGATCCCCGGTGAGGGCATTAAGTGCAACACAAACATCTCAGCAGTTTGTGCGGCTTCAACAACAGCCGTGGTGTTTTATGGCTGAAAAAAGACAGGCAACTTTGGCAGGACGCAAGCTGTTTATAGGCATCCCCGCCTACGACGGCAAGCTAAATATCAAGACCGCATTTGCACTGGCGCAGTTAATGCCCAAGGCGATGAGTCTTGGTGTGTCCGTCACGTTGTCTGATCTTTCTAATTGCTCAATCATTACCATGGCTCGTAACGCCTTGGTACACGAATTCTTAAAGACAGATTGCACAGAGCTTCTGTTTATTGATGCTGATGTGATTGTCACACCTGACGACATCATGCGTTTAATGGCACAAAGTGGTGGTATGGACATCACTGCTGGCGCATATCCACGCAGAGCAAAAGACGCTAAGTTCTTTGCTGATATTTACCATGACGAGAATGGCGACTTAGAGTTTGAAGGCTCTTTGATGCGTTTAAAGCGTGCGCCTACTGGGTTTATGTTAATTCAACGTCATGTTATTGAGCAGCTGGTGCATGCTCATCCCGAGTGGACTTACGAAAAATCCCCAACAGAAAAAATGTCAGCAGTGTTTGACTTTGCCATAGTGGATGGCAAGTATGTTGGCGAAGATTATTTGTTCTGCGACAGAGCAACGCAGATGGGATTCAAAGTCTATATTGATGTAGACATTAGCCTTCCTCACGTTGGCCAAGAAACATTTGAACGCAACTTCCGCGAAGAAGTTGTAATGCCAATGTTGGAGA